CGTAGCTCCGTCGAGAACATGTCGGTTGCGCTTCAGTTCAACCGGCCTCGCGGAGCGACCGTTTACACGGTTGCCCAGGCTGCGGAGGTCGCGAAGGGCCTTACGGACCTTCTCACCCCTGCGCTCCTCGTTCAGATTCTGAACGGTGAGCACTGAGAGCATGATCGACGTAATATCGTTCATGTTGGGCGCTACAGTGTCTCTCGTGACCGGTGTTATCCTGACAGGGCTGGTTGTTATCAACCGGCTCTTCGGGAACGCACAGGTTCGAAAGCACTAAGCGCCTCGGCAAGTAGAGCTCTGGCTATCGATTCCCTAGCGCAGAAAGGCGCAGGCGATGAAAAGCGAGATGCTGTTCTTGCAGCAACTCCTCCAAGAACTGGGGGAGTGGTGTCATGTGAGTACCCTCCGAGACTGGAAAACCATCTCGGAGCGCGTTGAAAATGAGGGACTATCCTTTCTTTGGATAGTCCTACCGAACTTTGGTTCGGGCCTCCAAAAGGCCTTGGACCAAGGATTCGTAAGCGACGACCTCTTTCACGGTTTCCGTGGAAAAGGCGGTCTCCCCCGATTTCTCGGGGGTTTCCTTCGCCTTATTTTCGATGAAGCAAGTGGTGTGTTGCTGAATGACCCGTCTGAAGATGCAATCTTTGCCGTTCGCCAGATCACAATGGCTTTCGGTAAGGTGCGCATGCAATGCTCTCCCGCAAGGGAGAGGAAGGCACTTGACGGTTTCATTCAGTGTGAGAAGGAGTTACGGGAAGCTGACTCTCGAAGGACTCAGTCTATGACTGATGACTTCGTGCGAGTTAGTTCTCTGCTTTGGGCAGAGCTATTCTCAGCCGTAGATCTCGCGATCTACAGAGAAGAGCTTATTCCAGCGCACGGGCCTGGGAACACCGCTGATAAACTTTCGGGAAACCAAAAGTGGAATCAGATGACGTGGACCAAGCGTTTGGACGATGTATTCCCTCACTGGGAATACCTCATTCCGAACTACAACTTCATTGAGAAGTTGTCCGCTGTAACTATCCTCGAACCTGGGGAAGAGATACCAGCAAAGGTGACTCTTGTCCCTAAGACACCCAAAACGCCACGTATTATCTGCCAAGAACCCACTGCAATGCAGTACATGCAGCAGGGGGTTCGTCGGTTGATTTACGATACTGTCGAAGCCATTGACACGGCTAAGCAGTTTATCGGATTCCGTGACCAAACGCCTAATCAGCGTCTGGCCAAGGAGGGTTCCCTTTATGGGAAACTCGCCACACTAGATCTTAGTGAGGCTTCCGATCGCGTTTCGAATCAGCTTGTACGTTCCATGTTGCAGCGATTCCCGCATTTATTTGCGGCAGTCGATGCGACTCGGAGCCGAGTTGCTGATGTGCTTGGTCACGGCGAAATACGCCTGGCCAAGTTCGCGTCTATGGGTTCAGCCCTCTGTTTCCCGATTGAAGCGATTGTCTTTACGACAATCGTCTTCGTCGCGATAGAGAAAGAGCTCAACACACCCCTTACCCGCAAGCTCGTAAAGAGCATGGTGGGCAAGGTACGCGTCTACGGTGACGACATAGTCGTCCCCGTCGAATACACAAGCCGCGTTGTTAGCGAACTCGAAGCCTACGGGCTGAAAGTAAATGCTAGCAAGTCTTACTGGACTGG